GAAGCGCCACAATATAGTTACCACCATTTGGAGTAATAAATCTATTACCAGAACTTGAACTGGCTGATTCGTGAACAAGAGTAAGATTATTTGTGGTTCCAATATTAATTAATAATCGGATTTTTTCTAATCTTGGAACTAATCCTGTAATATTAACTCCACTAGCACTAGCGCTAAGTCTTAAAACATCACCAGATCCAGGATCATAATTATTTTGACTAGTTGATATGGTGGTTGGAGATAATACGCTAACGCCACTATTACCAACAGTTAAAGTGTTGCCAGCATCATTATAAGACAAAGTAATACCCGTACCAGCAACTAAAAAGCCAGTTCCAAGATCATCTTCAACTTGTTCTAATGTGACACCACTACCGCTACTTCCTGATAAATAACTCAATCCGCTCCATGCTGTGGTACCATCACCAATTTTTAATTTGCCAGTATCTAATTCAAATCCTGGCTCGCCACTAGCAAGCACAGAATTTACACTTGTCCAAGTAGCTGCTAAGTCTCGTCTTAATTTTATGGTTACATAACCTTGATTGGCCATTATGCGCCTCCACCATTAACAGAGGTAACACCATAGTAATAAGCTGGATCATTAAATCTGTTAGTATATTTTGATCCAATATCACCACTTGTGGGAGTATTTAGCACATAAGTGTCTAGTTTAATAACTCCACTACCATAGTGCCCACCACAAGCTTGCACTACAATTGTTCCATTTTTAATAGGGTTAGCCGTTACTATTGTTGATATATCAATGGCCATATTCTTTTCTCCGGGGTATAATATTAAAATACACCATTATCAAGAGTTTGATAAGACAGTAACAGAACCATCCTGATTAATGGTGAAATGACCAATATAATTATTAGTCTCAGCTATAGCTTCTGGTTTTATAGAAGTTATTAATTGACCAAGTTTATAATGTAATTCAAATATTTCTTTAGCATCCTTTCCCAGAGCCAGTGCCATCTCAGAAGGATTATAGTATGGATTTTTCCAAAAAGATAGTGTGCCATTATTGTAAGTAGAAACCATAGCATTAAATAAACTTGAAATTTCCACCCTTAATCCTGCTGAAATTGATTCGGCTGATGGCTTATATTCATTTGTGTCTAAAATACTCATTTTATGATTCTCCTATTTATAAAACTCTCCATCGATTATCAACAATATCATATAAAATAGTAGCCGCTCCTGTGGGTTGTACAATATAATCTCCACCATTAGGAGTAATTATTCTATATCCTGATGTTGCGGTTGATGCTTGATGTTTAAGGGTTAGGTTATTTGTAGTCCCTACATTAATTAATACTCTAGTGTATTCATTACCTAAAAATATACCACTAATTGCCACGCCACTAACACTTGCACTAGCTCTTATCACATCTCCAGCTCCAGGATTCCAATCTCCTTGACTAGAACCTAGTGCAGATGGTGATGTGAATGTTGGTACTGTGTTTAGAGTTGTGATTGAACCACTAGTTGCCGTTAATACTCCACTAATATTAGTATTTCCAACAACATGCAAAGTTCCGCTAGGCGTGGTGGTACCAATTCCTAGTTTACCATCGCTAGTAAGAGTCATTTTATCTACAAAACTAGATTGAAATTTAATTCCAGAAACAGCGCTTATAGCTAAATTACCATTTGCTGTCTGTTCTAAAGTTATACTAGCATTACCATTGTCTCCTCTTATTTGTTTTGTAGTGGCCATTTGTATACCACTAAAGAAAATAACATTTTCTGTTCCTGGTATTATACCAAAACTTCTATTTTGATTTCTATAAAATATAGCATAATTTTCAAAACATCCAGATGCTCCTATACCAATACCCAAATATACTCCACTGTTTTGCAGTCTTAGTATTTCGCTACCACAAGCAAAATTGCCACTAATATGTACAAATTGTTGAGGAGAGGCTGTGCCTATACCAACTTTACCATTACCATCAACAAGCATAGCCACATCGGATTTTGTACTATTTTTGCTAAGTCTAAATAATATGCCACTTACCATGTGGGTGCCACCAATTGGAAATAGATCAATTCCTGGTTCTGATGCACTACTTATACTTTCTCCCCAAGCAAAATCGAAACCGTTTGTGGAACTATGTCTTCTCATTCCGTGAGCAGCAATTGCTCCGTTACCTGCGGATGGACTAGTTGATGATGCTACAAAGTATCCGTTTGTGGCATCTGCCACTATACCTCCATCACCAGCAAAATATAAAAGTCTAGTAGAAGTATTTTTTCTAAAATCAAAAATTACATGACTTGAACTAGTATGATTAGCTGTTACACTTTGAAAACTTAATGCTGGTACGGTAGATGTTGTGGATAAACCAGCTATAACCCCCGTATTTGCCGGAGCACCAATATTAAGACCAGAGACTGTTAATAAACCACTAATTCCAGCATTACCATAAGCAGTAAAATTTTCACCACTTATTCTTGGACTACCACTAGATACTGTTAGATTGGTTAAAGATCCACTAGAACTTGGTATCCAATAATCTGTCGATGAGTTATATTGTAAAAATTGTCCATTAGTAGCACCACTAATATTAACATCGTGTAATTGACCAAAATCTCCAAAATTACTTGGACGCACAAATATTTTACCATTGCTGGCAGCATCTAGTATATATGCAACACTAATAGCGTGTTTTGGTTCTACTTTAGTCAATTTTCCAGCAACTGTTGGGTGAGCATAAAGAATGTCTCCATCTGCCCAAGTTTCATCACCCACAGCATAATTATTAAGCACATTTCCTCTAGTATCAATATTATTAATATGACCAAAATCAATAACAAAGCCATTATTATTTATAGCAACATCCGCTAACATTAAACCTATAAATCTTATTTCTTGAATCGTTCCATCTGCAACGTATAAATTAGGAGTAATAATACCATTAGCATGAACACCACTAGCATAAACAACCTGACCCTTATATAATTGTGATCCTGTTGTATTTCTTACTCTTAATAAACGATGCTCATCCACCTGTACTGCCACGTTGTCTTCTAATGCTATATCCAAAGTACCCTCTGTGTTATTCCAACCAACCTGACCTCGAAGACTTACCACACCATTATTAGTATTAAAAGATAATATATCATTATAGACACTATTAAAGACGCCACTAATACTAGTAATAATACCACTACTAGTTATATTACCACTGGTAAAAACATCGTTATATTGAAAATTAGCAGTCATAATAAATTATTCCTTATGGAGTTCCATAACTAACTTGGCTTAATTCTACGGTAGCTACCCATCTTACATCATTCGACGGTAATCCAGTTACAAGAATACTAAAACGATTAGCATGGCTACTAGAAACAACAGTATCTGTGCTACTCATAGCAGTATCTTTAAAACTGTCTATTATAGACGAGCCAACATCGTATACTACAGAGCTATTATCAGATCTTACACATCCTCGTATAATAAATCCAGCACCAGCATCATAAACTCCACCATTGTTTTTTAATGCGCTAATATGAACCGTATATGTCCAAACAGAATTGGCCGGCAAATATACAAATTCTGCACTATTATCTAGTGTTAATTCAGCTGGTGTGCTGTTGGTTGTGATTCCTCTTAATACTAAAGTGCTTTTTTGAGCATCTCCTCTATTAGCAAAACTTCCTGCAGCATGTGATAATTCGCCATATAGACGCGTTTTGGATCGATATCCTCCAGGAATAGTACTATAATGAGCATTGATAGCGTTAGATTCTCCACCACCTATAGTGCTATAATTACCATAAGAAGTACCACTAGCTATGCTGTTTGACAATCCACCACCAATAACCCCGTGTGTTGTAAAACTAGCGCTATCTATTAGATTATCTTCACCACCAGCAATAATGCTATAGTTACAACCAGCAACTTTAGTACTGTCAGATCTTGATCGTTGCCAATCAGTAGCGTAATCGCCTCTAGCATCTCCATCATATGTTGCTTGTAATGGACTATTACCTTTTGGTTCTATAACAATAGCACCATTAGAATTACCATTCACATTATAAGAACTGGAAATGCCACTAATGCTACTATTATCAATCTTCAGATTGTCTACTATGAGTGATGATAATGATCCACTAATATTAACATTCACACCACTATTAACCCATGAGGTTCCATTATATGCTAATATATTTCCACTTACTGGTGAACTAATAGAGACATCACTTAATCCAGATAATGTTGATGATCCAGTAGTTCCACTAGATTTAGTTGCAATAACAAATGCTATGCCTGAGCGACTAACAGTTATACCAGATCCAGCTAAAATAGTATTATTTGGTAAATTAATTGATACCCCGGAGATAGTACCTCCAGTTATGTTGACATTGTTACTATTTTGAGTAGATATAGTTCCCAAACCCAAATTGGTTCTAGCGCCAGAAGGCGAACTAGCTCCTGTTCCACCATCTGCTATTGCCAAGTCTGTTATACCAGTAATAGTCCCACCAAGTATGGTGATGCCCGTAGCATAAATACTACCTGTAAATGTTGTATTGCTAATAGTTCCACCAGTAATTACTACTCCACTAGCATTTTGAGTACTCATAGTACCAAGTCCCAAATTTATTCTAGCCTGACTAGCATTACTTGCTCCTGTACCACCGTCTGCTATCGCTAGGTCAGAGATACCACTAATACTACCACCAGTAATTTGAACAGAGTTGGCGTTTTGAACACTTAGTGTACCTAATCCCAGATTACTTCTAGCTCCAGATGGCGTGCTTGAACCTGTTCCACCGTCAGCAATGGCCAAGTCTGTGATATTAGTTATTATCACACCAGTAATACTACCTCCAGTTATAGCGACACCAGTAGCATTTTGAATTGCCATGGTTCCCAAACCCAGATTACTTCTAGCACCACTAGCTGTGCTCGCTCCTGTTCCACCATCTGCTATCGCTAAATCTGTTATGCCAGTAATAGTGCCACTAGTAATAATTAAATTAACACCACTAATACTACCACCACTAATATTAACATTATTACTAAATTGACTAGCCATAGAACCAGTTTCACACATAGTATTTACAACTGTAAACACTCCACTAACAGATGATATTGATATACCTGTTCCTGCAATTATATTTTTTACAGGTAGTAATCCGCTAACAGCGCTAGAAAAATTAGGAATATTATTAATATTAATCAGTGTTGTTATTAGTGTGGTTAAATTAGTAATACTCACCTGTGATGTTGCACCACCAACATTAATAAGAACAGTATCGCTAGCACCAACGCTACCTCCACCATCCGGTAAGCTAGTAGTAGGACAATTAGGCATAATTAGTCTCTTTCTATTCTATCTTCTAGTGCTTCTAGAGTTTTACCCAGAGTAGCAATTTGCACTTTTAATTCTGTCATAACTTCAGTGTTGCGTTGAAGTGCTGACGCAAAAGCTGCTTGGGTTTCTTTGTTACTAGCTAATCTCTCCATAATAAATTGACGATCCTGATTGTATGGACTCTCATTTTTAATCATTTCCAAAACCTCTGGTCTTGTGACCATTTTTTTACCAATCGTAACCCAAAAACCCACCATTGTAATTATAATACCAATACTTGTTGTGGCAATATTTTCCCAAAAATGAATAATAGTATCACTCATTATTAATGATCTCCTAAATAAAAGAGCCATACATACCAAGGTACGATGGCTCAATTATTAAACTATTTTATATATGAATTATAATATAACTTGAATCAGCCACCATTCTTTGCTGGATAGTTACCATAGATCACGCCAGAACCAAGACGGTAAACGAATTCTCCTGGAATAGATCTGCTTGGATTAGCTGCTTCATCAGTAGAACCAGAATTTGTGCTTACGCCACTGTTATAAGCAAGTCCATCTGTTTGACCAGATGGCGCTACTGAGAATGTGCCAGTCAACGAATTAAAATCAGCATATCTGTAAGAACGATATGTGCCAGAACGGAATTGATTGATAGCTTGTATTTGGCCTGGGGGAACACTACCGCTTTGCATAACACTATTATTTGTGTTACCAAGTCTGGTTGTTACTTTAACAATAACACCGCTACTATTGTAGGCAAATGTGCCAGCGCTCAAAGCCTTGTCTGTTGTCGCGCCGTCTGTTGGATATGTGCCAATTCCTAGACCACTAACCGAGAAATTGACTGGCTGAAATTTTGTAAAAAGTGAATTGCTGATTGTGGCGCCTGTTGCAATTACGCCACGATTATTTCGTGTGCTTGTGCTGGTTACTGCTGAGGAACCGTCAGCTTGTTTTGTATAGTTTACTGGATTATTAGAAGAAGTGGCCATTTTTTAATTGCTCCATAATTTAAGTAATGGGTTATTTGATTAGTTATTCATACACCATTATTCTTTAGGATGACTCAAATTAAATTTGACAAAGTTGGCTAGACTGTGTATAGAAGTGGTACGCAAGCCAAATAGGCCAGATTTCTTTATAGTATCAAAATGTTTATCTAACCAGATATTACCAGTACAAATAATATTTAAATCTTTAGAATTTTGATGCAGAAAGACCGAGGCGAGAATATTATCCGCTAAATTATCTAGAAAATATCCACTAGATGGTAAAACACATCTCATGTTATGATTTTCAAATATTTCACATAGTTTTTTTAAGCACGAGTGGTCAAACATCCTATATTCTAGGATATATCTAATTTTAACATTATTTTCAATAGATAAATCTATACAATTTTTAACATCTTCTCTGATTTTATCATATTTTCTATTCGTAGCTAAATTTTGTGGCATAACTATATCAATAGTATTTGCGCCCATTTTTATAGCCTGATCTATAGCAAAAACTCTGGTTTTTAGATCAGAAATACCAAGTGGATAATCTATTAAACAAGATAGATCTACATTCTTATAATCTAACAGGAGAGCTTTGGCTGAACGGATTAAATAATATGGCAGAGTAATACTATTAACACAATTGAGAGATAAGATTTGTTTTATATCTTCTTTAACTGTTGCTTCATTAGTATCCGTATTAATAAAAGCAAAATCTATATACATATTATTTGATCTTCTTGGTGATTGTTTTTAGATAATCAATGTTGGGATATTTTTTTGTACCAAGAATACCATCAGCAAAGCCATAATCAACCGCTTCTTGAGCAGTTAAGATCCAATCACATTTATTGGCCAATTGTGATACAATATGCTTTTTAGCCATCATTCTTTTCCAATTTTTATCTTTTGCAAGACTACTACTCATACACCTTTCAGTAAATATATCAACCATCTTTTCGCACTCTTGCTCATTCCATTTGATACTACTAACAGCCGCTTTACTATGTTCACCATCCAGTGTGAATGACCCGTAATGTATTAAAACATTTGTATTTGGCATTAATATTCTTAGATCAGCAGATTGTAATAAAACACCACTAGATGATTCTGCTTTGGCATAAGCTAATATAATAACTTTAGCTTTAGATGCTTTAACAGCATCATACATACCTAAACAATCTTCCCAACTACCACCAGGTAAGTGCATATGTACAAGAATAGGATCTAAAGACAATAAATTTAAATATCTTAAATTTTTTTCGAATACTACAGCAGATTTATAATCGACACCAGATTCTTCCTCCGCATCTGACAAATGGGAATGTAAATATATTTCTCTATTTTCTATATCTACATTATAGTTATGAATATCATTTAGTGTATTAGGATTGGCCATATTGTGTATCTAAAAAGGTGTAAAGTTGATCATTAATATCGGTCATAATATCAGCATCATTAAAACATTTACCAATAGCAATTCTAAACCGGTATCTGCTAAAAATATCTAAAATTTCTACCCCATGACATTTTTCTAAAATTTGAATTATAGTTGGAGTAATATCAAAATTTGTATGTCCTATCCAAAAATTAAATAATTTACTAGGAGCAGTATATTCGTTGTATGGTATCAAGCCCATAGGAGATTGAATAACTTTAATAGATCTATTAATCAAATGTTGAGGAGATTCAGTTTCTAAGGTATCATCATAGTCTTCATTATCTATGTTATCATTTTCATTATCATAATCTGTCCATTTAGTTTCGTCTCCGTCTTGACCAAATGGATCCACCCATTTTTCCCAAATTATTAATGTTTTAAAATTATTCATTTTTGGGATTAAGAACTTTAGAAAATGCTAATGGTGATATGTATGGTTCTTCAATCTCTTGAGATACCTCTTTATTATAGCTGGTATCTGCTATATTCCAATATACAAGAATATTATCTTTAAATTGTTTATAATCTTCGGAATGATCGGATTCTTTCGCTAACACATCTAATATACTATTTTCAAATTGACCATAATTAATATTATTAATCATATTACCAAATCTTAAACTAGCAATTTCAGTTGTATCATTAATAATAATTTTAACAAAAATATCACCCTTTTTATCTATAATAAAAGCTAGAATATTATCTGTTTCTATAGCTGGTTCTTTTTCTGCATTTTTTACTTTTTTGGTTTTTGTAAAAAACTTAATTATAGAATTAATCATTATTTTAATTTTTGTACAGCTTCTAGTAGTAAATCATGATATTTATTATCGGTTCCCAATTTAAAAGTATGCCAGAAGCAATTATTTAATTTTTGAGTATGGTTAATAATGAAACCATAAACACAATTAATGTAGTTATTCTCACAAGCATCAAGAACTGGATCGTGCAATTTAATAAATTGTGAGAAAAATTCTACTTCGTTTGTTTCGGGCAAATAAGATTTCAGCAAAATATTAAACGCATATTGAGGATCTAAAATAACACTATTATCTGCTATAATTTTTGGAAAATTTAAAGTATTTTCTTCAGTTGATAAAACATACAAACTATTATTCATATAATTCATACTAATAATTATACAATATAAATTTAGATTATACATTATTGCTCCTAATAATATCTAAAGCCTTATTAAGTCCCTGTCTTACAGCCTCTCTAGTTATTCCATACTTTTTACCAATTTTATCAAAAGTATAATCTTCAAAATAATATAATTTAATATAGTCCTTTTGTTTATCTGTTAAGCAATCAGACTGTAGCATAGCATTGATAAGATTTTTAAGAGATTGATTTTCTTCATTATTAATGGCTATTTGTTCAGGACTCAATCCCTTATTATCTTCAGTATAGTGGTGCGCAGATAGTGAGTCATCTGATTCAGATATATAGTCTAGTGAATATACATTATTATATTTTTTAGATTTTTTAGATCGCTTGGAAACATGTGTTTGAATAGCCCATAATGCACATTGATTTCTATATGAATATCTGGTCTTTTTAGTTCCTTTTTCGTTTTGATAATTTTCATCCCATCTCCAATCCGCCATCATTATAGCATTAGCAACAGAAGCAATAGCGTCCTCATCCTTAAGCATTTTAGAAGACAAGCCGTTATAAATTTGATTAGCAAATTTAGATATTGCCTTTTTAGCTAATAGAACGTATGTTTGTAAACTATCAAATTTAATATCATTATGATCTTTATAAGATATTTTTTGATTACCAATACCATTTAATTGTAATAACATTTAATATTTATCCTTTATTAAAAATTCCTTTGGTATATTCTTATTAAGTACATCATTAATAAGATTTCTTATATCATCTCTCAGTCTATTACGTTGAGATTCTGTGTATCCAAAACTAAGATAATCTGAACCATCAAGAGTAAAATCGGCATAATACTTTGATATAATTTTATCAAAATCAGATTGACAAATATCTATCGAGTAAGGTTTTGGTTGTAAAAAATTAATTAACTGTTGTATAGACACAATTATACGATCATTCCTATCATAGCCATGCTTATAGATAAGCCTTTGTTCTAGCCATGATAGAAATGTTATGTATTGTCTTTTTTCTTGGTTAATTTTGTCCATTGTTCTGGCGAGGGGCGATCCTTTTGACCGAGTTTGGCAGGTCTATAATTTTTACCTTCGCGTTCCTTTTTCTTTCTTATGTTATCCCATAGTCCAGGTTTGTTTTTTGCCCAAACACCCGAAAAATCATCTAAATAAGGAGCATTATCATCTTCCGTATCTTTATTTTGTGGATCTTGAACATCTGGAGCAGGATCTTTACGATAATAAAATCTGGAAGTTGGCAAGTCCTTAACTGTTAACTTATGTCTTTTTTTTTTATATCTACTGGTTCTACTTTGGATTCACTATCCTCTATATCGGTTTCTGGCTCACTAAACATTACAAAATCATGAATGGTTCTCATGTTTTCTTCTGTTACAGCGATTTTACCCTGTAGCCACGATTCTGTCAAATTTTCTGATATAGTATTTTTTTTATTATTATCTTCTAATGCTGATAGTATATTGTTCGCGTGTGCAGCGATTGCTTTAATTGATGCCATTGACATTTCAAAATATTCATCCTTATATTCATCCATCTCTGTTTCTGAATCCATATCATCTTCTTGAGCTTGACGCATCACCACTAATTGATTTGGAGTTTTAACTAATTTTTCACCTTTATTCCATGTTGGACCAGAATTACTAGTAGTATATCCAACTACTTGTCCCATAAAATCTGGAAGTTCGCTCACATCATCCACATAGCCTTCACTGCCATAATGTTTGCAGAGCTGGTTGATATTTTTTACCATATCACCCGGTTTCAAATTGGCTAAATTTACTCGATCTAATTCAAAATAATTAGTTTCACTTGGGGTCATAAGATCATCATCGAGATTACCAATATAAGATTTACTTTTTAGATTAAGTTTATCTTTGCTAGCTTTTGGTAATGCTGCAATAAACTCTGGTCCTTTGCGTTTTGCCATATTATAAAGCTTCTTTAAGAAAGCATCATAACTCATTTGTCCTTTCATGCGACCAAAATTACTAATAGCATCTGGAATATCTTGTGGTGTTACTATTGGAAAAGATCGTGTTTGTGGAAATAGAAAATCGCTATCCTTGAGTTCGCTACGCTTTTTACCTTTATAGGTCTTTTGAGCAGCAAGGCTCTCATTGACAGAATTTAGAATATCATTAATACGATCCATTGTTATACCTCATCAGTTAAAGGACCACCAGTAATCCACGCATCACACGTTCTATCTCCAGCACACTTAAAATCAAATAATTCACAATAACCAAGATTGGCTAAATTTACAATTTTAGCCGCTTCATTCATATTTTCTTCGCAAATACCTTTTTCGATACATTTCATCATTTTATGTTTTACAATAAAAGCAGCACAATTAGAACATCTCATTGTTTTTGCTTCTTCAATTGATGTTTTAAATAAAGAAGCTTTTTGTTGCCAAAATTCTAGATTATCTAATTTTGGATTAGCTGGACCATAATTAGCTTTGTCTACACATATTTGACGATTAGCTAAATTTATACTAATATCTTGTGTTGCTTTGGGACATTCTGTGTTATCTTCCTGGATTTCTTCAGATACAACACGATTTGAATATTCTGATAAAAGCTTATCTATACTTTTAGTATTTGACATAATTTGCTCCTTACCACGCTTTGCATGACCAGTAACGTGCTTTCCATTTTGGACCAGGATTATCGCAGTTATGTCTAGCCCTAAAACTACGTCTTCTTTCTGGAATATTCTTTTTTATTTTCATGTTTGGATCGCCAAATCTTACAATAACAACATTTCCACTCTCGTTCTTAACATAAACAGCAAATTTTTTGGGGCCACTCGGTGTTCTAAATGGTTTGTTTAGTGTTACTTTCCTTCCTTGATATTCTGATGATTCAGAATGTTCAAACGGTGGATCGATCCACAACAGATGCTCAACAGAATAGTCTTCTGATATTTCACCAGCATCTTCGTATTCTTGTGGAATTATTAAATTGGAGGCTGATAATTCTTCTACTGAACCACATGCGTCACATTCATCATACTGTATAGATAGACCTAGAATATCTAGTACTTGACTAAATATGCCTCCTTTTGTCTTTTTACCAGTTTGTCCTAAACAAATTGCAACTCTTTGTTTGTTATTTGGATAATCTTTTTTCATTGTTTCGTTACCCATACAGCGGGCAACGAATTTTTGACTATCTTCGTTTGGTTTTGGCTTTGGTATTGGCATGATAACTATTATTCCTTAGTAATGTTTCTGCAATAATTGAACCTGTATTGTGCCAAGTAAATTTCTTAGCACTCTCTACTCCATTTGGATTAGACGAGATATGATTATTATACACATATCTCATATAATTTACTGTTTGATCAAATTGATTTTGACCTAATTTAGCCCATGAACCTTCTCCAAAGAACCATCGTTTATCATTAGCAATCTCAAGTTCATCAATTTTTACTAAATATGAATTCTTTTCGGTACAATATTCTGTATGAGCAGAATAATCTGTAGCGATTATGGGCTTATTCATAGCCATACATTCTAAGATTTCATTATTCCAACCTTCTGCTCTAGAGATAAATACTCCACAATCACCTTGAAAAATAAATTCGGCTAAATGATATTGAGTTGGCAGTCTATTAAAAACTTTAATTTTATTAGCTAATTTAGCATTATTTACTAAACTCATCCATTCTTTAACTTCATTTTCGTTCAAAAATGGATTGTGAGGTAATAATCTTAATTCAACATTATCAGAATGATCAAAAGCAGCATCAAATGCTTTAATTAGAACATCGTGTGATTTTCTATATTCCCATTTACCAATATGAAAAAATACATAATTACGATTTTTAATTTTAATTCTAGGAGGAATATTAAAAATATTAAGATCCACTGCTAAAGGTGCAACATAAATCTTTTTATTTATATCATTATTTAATAATACTTTTTTACCCCATTCTGAAGCGACAAATATATAATCACAATAATTTAAATGATGTTTTTCTCTATCATTTAATTTATCAACTTCAAAAAATGGAAACGCATAAAAATGCCCATTTCCAATTCTATTAGCAAGATCATTTTGATGCCAAATCTTTAAGCATGGTGCATTGTGGTCAAAAAATGCAGCATTCTTTAAAGCATTTTCAACTATTATCTTCTCTTGTTCATAATTTAATTCTATATTATTTCCAATAGGAAATAGAGAAACATTTAATCCTAAATTAGTTAATGATTTAAAAATATTTAATGAGGTAATACCATAGCCAGTACCACCTATTGGACAATTAAGATTAAGATTTTTCATTCGTATTTCCTATTATGAGTATTATTAACTTGAATAAATGTTGTTTTTTTACCAAAATCTTTAATTTTATTAGCACCAATATAAGTGCATGAACTACGAATACCACCATAAATATCTAATAAAGTATTTTCTGCTGGACCTTTATATGGAACAATAACAGATTTTCCTTCTGCTGTTCTATATTTTGCGATTCCATTATGATGTTTATCCATAGCGTCTTTGCTACTCATACCATAATATTTAAGTGCAATTTTGCGTTTTTCAGTAGAGGTTCCTGGATCATTAGGTTGCCACCAATTAATTTGTTTATATTTATCAATTTGATTGGACTGTTTAATGACGCATTTATATTCATATTCCCATTCTCCTTCACACTCATCACATCCAGCAAACATACTACCTAACATTACAAAATCAGCATTAGCGCCAAATGCTTTACAAACATCACCAACTACTTTGCAGCCACCATCAGAACAAATATGACCACCAAGACCATGAGCAGCATCAGCACATTCCATTACAGCGCTCAATTGTGGGTATCCTACGCCAGTTTTTAAACGCGTTGTACAAACACTGCCTGACCCTATACCAACCTTGACTATATCAACTTTACCATGAATAATCAATTCTTCTGTCATTTCAGGTGTTACCACATTACCAGCCATAATAATCACTTCTTCATATAATTTACGAATATGACTTACTGTTTTTACAAATTGTTCTGTATAACCATTAGCCACATCGACACAAATATTTGGCAATTGTCCATTTACTTGTCTGATCTGATTAAATACCTCTGTCATCTTTTCAATATCTTTATGACCAGTTCCAACAGAATAAAATATTAAATTTTTATTTACTATATTAGGATCAGTATATAAACTAATATAATCAGAAGGATCATAATGCTTATGCAGGCAAGTGATTGCTTGATTTTTGGATAATACTTTACCCATTTCTAAGGTACCAACAGTATCCATATTGGCCACTATTATTGGTATGCATGCTAATTCTCTGGGAGAATATTTAAAATTAAATGTTCTGGATACACAAACTTCTGCTCTACTTTTAAGAGTTGATCGTTTGGGCCTAATAAGGACATCATCAAAATCTAGTTTTATTTCATTTATAATTTTTTGCATAATTAAATAATAAAAAGTTGAGATGGATTAAGACATAGATTAAAATTTATATATTTATTATATAGATTTTTGTGAAAACATACGTGTTCACAATCATAACCCTCATAATCACACGATAAATACTGATCTGCTTTATAGATACCAATACCACCAAAAGCACTATTAACTTTCATAGGTGGAGATCCTATAAATGGAAACCATCTAGAAAACCACGGCATTTTTTCTTGATTATCATTCCACCAATTTTGTCTAAAAGCCCAGGAGTCATAATTTAAAGCTGTTCTATTATTATGTTCATCTTGTAAAATCATATAGCATGATCCAACAATGGCATCTATTTCAGAAGATGATAGCCAGCCAAAACTATTTAATATGCCATTTATATCAATTCCACGAAAATCTAAATCGATTACCATAATATAATCTAAATTAGTAAATTTATCAGCAATAAATTGTTTGCAAATATTTCTATATTTTGCTAAAGCTTCTGTTCTTAATCTAGATTTAGAACTCCCAGTTGGATGGGTAGCATTAAGACTATAGGAAATTAGATGATTATGTTTATTCTGCCAAGATGTTAAAATATTTTTTGTATTATCTGTAGAATCATTTTCAAAAATTACACTATTACAACTATTGAATAATGAGCATATGGCACTCAAATATTCAAGACTATTATCAATAGTAGATTCTATATTTCTAGCTAATCCAGTGATACAAATATTTTTATCTTTAATGAAAGTTGATCCTTCATTAATTTTTTCTGTATAAACATCAATGAATTCATCGTCAATGCGAAATCTCATATGTCAAAAAAATACCATCTTTTATGATTATCTATATTTTCTGATAGATTAATATAAGATAAATAGGATTTAATTTCATCCCAATTTGAAAAAATCATTTGATGTGGGATAGTGCCGAATAACCAATCTGGTGTTTGCTGCTTACCTTGTACCATATGAATTATAATAGGTTTTTTTTGACGATTTGCCCAAAAAATTTCTTCTAATGTTCCACATGGATGAACATTTAAATCAAGATTGACTATGACAAAATCACTGATATCTACTAATCTAAGATCAACAGCTCTAATATTTTTCATCATTAAAGATAGTTCATCATATTGACATTTTTCTTTAAGTTTCTTTTTTATAGAATGAGCATCCTGATCTTCTAGGCCAGTTTCAGAAGGCTTGCTAATGGGATTGAAAACAATCACTCCTAAACCTTCTAAAAATGGTGTAATATTATCTCTCCAAGTAGCACCTCTATCTGCTACTCGATCCATAGCGCCAGCCAAATACACTCTTTGATTTTTTAACCTATTCATAGTCGAAATTCAATAATTATCTATAAAAAGAAATGTAAATAAATTTTTAGAAGGCTTAACGCCTAAAGATGGATTATTTTTAACAGAATACATCTTATGTAATCCGCTAAAACAACCAGATATCATTGCAATAATAAAGCAGAATTTAAGCATTTTATCTTGTTTATTATAACCAGAGCGATGGCCCGCGTCAAGATGGTTGTTCTACTATATACTCAACACCAAGTCTTGTTAGTAATGATAAAAATTCATTACTATAAATCATTCGTTCTGGATTTTTAAATTTTTCACATACACTAACATCATTAGGATATTTGATCTCTCTATAAGATTCGTCCCAATGCCAAACAAGCCCGTTTTTATTAAACATAAATTTATAACCATAAGAAGCTAGTCTTTGTGAATATTCAATATCTTCATTAATACCACCAGTATGAGATGCATAATAACCAATATTACTATCCCATCCATGTTGATTAAATAATTGTCTAGATACTATCCAGAAACATCCAGTTTGATATAGTTCTGGATCGGTATCTGGATAATCATATGATACCATATGATGAAGTCCATTCCTCCTCATTACTGCTCTATCCCAATATCTGTCATAATTAGGCATGAGTATTTTATTACCTAAGATATCCCATGAGTAATTTTTGGAGTATTCTAATAATTTTATAGCCCAATCGTCATTAAAGATGATATCATCATCTAAAAAAATCAATATATCTCCATCTGTATGTTTAGCAGCTAGATTTCTTAACTTTGCTAGTTGTCCAGTATTAGCTTCTTCATTATGTTCTACACATTTTATAAAAGATAATATCTTAGACAAACCAATGAACGGCCCACAAACTCCACAAATTATAATTTCAAAATTTATATTAGCATTTTTACATGCAATTGCAATACTGCCAATACTTATTTGCGTAATAAGTTCTTTTTTTCCATTAGTAGCTATGCAAAAACTCATTTTATTAATCATATACTTCTGATCTCTGTATGATTTTTCTCTCTATGTAAAATTTTAGTTAATCCAAAACTAGGCCAGTTTTCAGGTTGAGCATATGTGGGCGGCAATTCTTTTGTTGGTGGATTTTCAGCCATATACCTATTCATATAACTCTCATCATGCCAAAGAGCAATATAATTTTTTCTCAAATCTTGCTCTATTCTTACTTGTAATGTTCTACACATGTTAAGAAATTCTTTGGACGATCCACCCTGAAAACAATTTTGATAATATCTTTGACCATAGCCATAAGGGATAAAAGCACCACTTTTTTCATTTCTGTCATAGGGAAATTGTTCTGGAGGATGTTGTGGATGAGTATAGGCTGGATGAATCACACAAACCCTTTCGCCCAAAAACTCATCTGATAAATCATCTTTTAAAAGCATATCGCAATCTATGTGATAGATATAATCATACCAAGATAATAATTTTTCTTGAGATGCATAATAATGATATCTTAATAAAGAAATCATTGGAAATGGAATATGATTAGTGTCTATCGTCTGTAATTTAGTAGGCCCAGATTGACTAAATGAATCTGCTTTATTGGTAAAACAAATCAAATCTATAGGATAGTTGTTTCTATAAATATTGATACTATTATACAAATCTTGGGCAAAATGAGTATATTTATTAGTTGCTATTGTTAGAAATGCTATTCTCATCTATTAACTCTTCTATAATTTTAATATAGTCTTTGCAGATAACAGACCAATCGAAGTGGTCAAACGCATATTGTCTAATTTGATTTCTATATTTAAAGTTATTACCAATAGCATAATTAATACTAGAAATAAGATCATGATCAAATTTTCCATTAGGTATTACATGAATGAACGGTAAACTAGGATCTAGATTTGCCGATGCTGTTTCAGAAACCACTAAACTTAATCCTGCTGATAATGCTTCTGGAACAACTAACGGTGCAGCTTCACCATCACTTAATAATACTAAACATTTGTAATGGCTTAAATTTTCATAGAGATCTTTTTTAGACCATATACCTCTATAAATACAATTACCATTATTCCTAAATGTTGGATCTATAACAGGACCAAAGAAATCTATATTGCACATATCACCACAAACATTTGCTAAATCTCTTTGTCTTTTGCGTGGTTCGATTTTACCAAGACAGATTCCAAATTTGGAAGGATTGGTATTAAAAGAGAACTCCGATGTTCTTGCTCCATTCCTTAAAACTTTAATAGATTTATTATAGCCTGCATTTTTGAATACTTGTGCAATTTCATTTGATAATGCTATCATTGATGGACTTTTTAGTACACCATTAAAAATATGACCCCACCCACCATAATTAGGATAATGTTCTTTAACATATCCATAGTGTGTGGTAGTACAAAATGGCTTCTTAATTAGTTTACTTAGAGTTTCTGCATGATCATCATAATGAAGATGTATAAAATCATAGTTTGTATTATTAACTTGATCGGCAACTTGTACAAGATTAGGGTTATTAATTATATCTGTCTCGATACCCATCTGATTAAGATATTGATAATAATCCCAAATTAAACTTTCTACAGCACCCCAATTATCTGGGGGAATAGACATAATACCTGGACCTATTAAACAAATTTTCATAAATTATTATTCCTAATCCAAATACCTTCACTACTAAGTATTGTTTCTACAATAGAAAAATTAGGTAGATGATCATTAATAAATTTAATAGCATATGCTTCAGCATTATTATATCTTAAACAAGGACCGGAAAGTGGATTTCTGCGCCTAACTATTCCATCGTTTGAAACAAAATGATATTCTAATAAAATATTTTTGATATTGTTTTTAATAAATTGACTATTAGATAAAACATTCCATTCACTACCTTCAATATCTATTTTACACAGATCTATTATAGTTGATGATGGTAAAGTATCTTCTAATGTTACACATTCAGCATCATAACCAATGAGAAAGGCTTCTCCCCACCCAAATTCAGCATTATTACTTTCAACTATTTCTGAAAGATGCATACCACCAGTATTATTGTCTCCTAAACCACAAAATGATGCTTTTTGTATACCATAATAAACTGCTTTTTGGAAAATTTGTATTTTTTTATTTTCAGATAAAAGAGGTGCAATTTTATACATTAAATAGTCATAGTTGAATGGCATAGGTTCAAAACCATACACAGTATTTATACTTGGAAAAGTTTCACAAAAGAAATTTATTGTGGCTCCAACGTTAGCTCCAAGATCTAAAAAAGTATGTATAGTTTCAGATTGTGCCATTCGTTTAAGAGTATCACTATATGCTGCTTTCCATACATCAATAGCCCTATCATAAGAAAAATTTAAATGAGATATAGAGATATCTAAATTTTTAGATTTTAATTTTTTTGCTATATTACTCATTTATAAATTTCTTCCTATTTGCATTAATTTAATATTTTCTTTATCAGGGATATATCTGAATGGATCTATCACAATACTACCATTTGGATATGTCAAATCTTTGAAATATTCGTGCATAGTACCTAAAAAAATTACAGAATTACCTTCTATCTTAGAAAATTTTTCATTGAATTTTTCTAATCCATCTGTATGAGGATCAAAAATATCTACATTAAAACCGCGACTATATAATATGTTAAATAATAGAATCGATGGACTACCAGTTTGAATATTAGTCTCTGGTTTAAATGACTTGCCGAGGATATAAATTGGTCGTTGTGGTTCAGCACATAAAAATGCCAGCCATTCTGTTTGATGTTCTCTTGCAAGCATCAAATCTTCAAAATAGTCATGACTTAAATTTAACATTTTTGCTAGCCATGACATAGCAATATTATCTCTTGGATGACAACCACCACCATCACCCATACCACCACGCAGATACTTGGGAGAAATCAGTCGCTCATCTGCTAAACTAATAGCATCAATAACAGCATCACAGTCTGCACCTATTTTATGACAAATTTCCATAATAGTATTAGCATAAACTATTTTCATACCAATAAATGTGTTGTATGCCACTTTAATTAATTCAGCATTTTTAATAGTTGTTCTGAAAACTTTTTTAGAATGTAGTGTTGAATAAAAATTCTCAACATAATTTGCAGCGTCAGGATCGTCTACTCCAAATAATACAAACTCTGGATTAAGAAAATCTTTAATAGTTGTTCCCATAGCAATAAAGAATGGATTATAACATAATTTAATCTTATTTGATAAAACTGGTTTGATATATTTTTCAATAGTTCCCGGAAGAACTGTTGATATTATAACAACTATTTTTTCTTGACCATTTCTATCAACAGACTCTGAAAGATTTTTTATAGCATTGACCAGAGCATCATAGTTAAAATCTACGCGAGTAGCTGGTAGCGGAGTACATCCTTCATAAAGAGGATCATGAGGAGTTTGCACAGGCACGAATATGATATCACTTTGTTGGACCACATCATCTATCTCAGTAAATTTAATTTGAGATTGTGGTAATAGTTCATCTACATAAAGTTCTTTGTAAGGGATAGATTTGTTATCAATATATGTCTTAACTGCTGGATTAATATCATATCCGCAAACATTATGGCCCTTAGACTCTATTGCAAGAGCAACTGGCAGACCTAATTTACCAAGACCGACGAAACCTATATTATAAGACATGATTCTCCCTTTTTATATTGAACTCTAAAGTATAATAGTTGAGGATGGAAAATTTCATACCACCAACTAGCGATTATGTAATATTTTTAAAGTGAACAAAATCCACATATTCTATCCAGTATGGCCAAAGTTCTGGTGTTCTTGGATAACTCTTATCAAAATCAAAATCATTCAAATAAAGACTAATATCATTTTTGTATTTAGTGTCAAAAAGTGGAGTCTGTTTGTGTATAAGAGAGCCGAAATCCACTAACTGAACTTTGATATTATTTTCCTCACACAACTGATGATTGTAATCTCTCATATGTTTGATACCATTTCTAAACTTATGAGACACTTGATTATGTAATTGAAATGTAAAGCGTTTAATTATATCACTACGACCAACATAAAACCAATCACAAATATTATGACTAAATTCACCAGCATACAAATGACCTCCGTACATAGAATCTTGAAAATAGATAGTATCTTCAGTAAAATCTAACTGTGAGATAATTTGACCAATATTTTTAGTATAAATAAGATCTGGTCTACTTTTAATTATTATATCATAATCATTTGAAATATTATAACATGACTTATTAATAGATTCTGTTTGAGATAAATATCCATACAAAAAAATAGGAGTCATCATCCTATGATAATTTAATGGCATATTTTGCCATGTGTTAGTATCAAATCTTTGTGTAAAAGATAAATCATAACTATGATTTTTTTCAAGAATAGTAAATATGCTTTGAAATTTTTGTGATATATTATTTTGTTGCAATTTCATATTATAGTGCATTTTATAGCATCTATTTAGATAAGACTCATCATACCAAAAATGACAAAAAATATCACAGCGTGTTGATGAATATACATTATCTATGAATGTGGATAAACATTCTGGTGTTGAATATGGTTGACCAGATAGTGAGAATGCAATTTTCATTAGAAAGTAATATTATAATTTTTAAAGTCTACATTAATATTAAATAATTTTACTTGTTCTCTTATATATGCTTCTGGTGTCCACATGCTATCATTTGCAATAATATTGTCTCTGTGATAGTCTAATAAAAAAAATAAACTACCTAGTATATTACTATGTTTATTATTACATATAATAAACCAATCATTAATTTCTCCTCTAGGCAATGGACCATAGCAAGTCGTGATATTATTCAGATTGATGTCTAATAGATTTACTGGTAATTTAGGAGAGGTATCAAATCTTGAAATAATAACACAATCATATTCAAATTGATTTTTTTGAGCATATAATTCTTTTAACATCACAGACTGATGAATACTATACATCATACTATATTGTGTTTTAGTCATATTCTTAATAAATGCTGTTTTATCTGGATTTCCATATAAATTAGGCCAACAAGCATCTATTTGATTATCGGTTAATGTAACTATTTTTTCATGGAATGGTTTTTGAGATTCAATAATAAAATCTTTTGGATTAATAATATTAGGTAAATCAGTTCTTAAATTAGGATGTAAAAATTTACCAGCCATTGTGGAACCGCTGACTATCAAATCATTTTCATGAAACCATGAATGAAAGAATACATCTGCAGAATTATTATCTATAATATGATTTTTAAGATATAGCCAATTATTATGAAAATTTCTAGGTTGACCATATAAACAAACAGCAGTTTTCATAGTAAAAATAATCCTACAGGTTTATCTTGTAAATTAAAATTACCTTCAACATTATAATAAGGAGTAATTTGTTTTTGCTTTGTCATTTGTAAAAACCAACCAGTAACTCCATATTCAGAATGTTTCATACCACCAACATACCCCTGACATTTTGCTAAACACACAAGATCAGCAACACAAGATTCTGTATAATGCTGAATTAAATGCTGATTAGATTGTAAATCAATTGATAAATGAACAGTAGACGCATCTCCATCATATCTAATAAATAAATTTCTATCATATAAATTAGAAATAAAATTATATTTAGAATAATTATTTTTTAAATAGTTTATTGTCTCTAAAGAATCTGTAGAAACAAAAACATCATTGGTCCCAAGTTTTTCGCAGACTATATCGAGTCCATGGATATAATCATCTATAGTAAAAATTGGTCGGCCATTCCATGATTTATTAACACTACCATCTTGAGGAACCATTTCACCTCTTCTAATTTGTAATCCACAAACAGGATTAGATGGCCATATATAATTTAATAGTGTAGCATTAAGTTTTGTCTCAAATTCTTCATTGAGTCTAAAAGTATGATCTAAACATGCCAAATAAAGATAGAATTCAGACAACTGTCCTTCTGCTTGTTTAATATCAGATGGTAAATCATCAATAATATCTTTAATATCTTTAAATAAATTGTTCCAAGATTGTTCATTACATGAATTATTTGAAAAATATCTTGTCCATAACCAAGGATACCAACTCTCCCCAGTTCTTTCTCTCCACCACCCATCTTCGCCACCCCTACAGTTTTGAGAAATACGTGGGATTAAACCTTTCTTAATACCTTCACAAAAATAAGAAGAAACAAATCTGAGATTTTTTGATACAGGATCGAAGCTGAGGTAGCAATCAGATAGGTGTTTACTTTGAGTCTGAACATTTTGTATATAAATTTTATGAAGATTCAAGGGGTCCGAGATGTCCATGACCTCTGTTTGACTTTGTGGAAAAATATGATCACTTCCTATTAACATGAGAATTTCCTTTTTAAATAATCTATTAATGCTGAATTAGTTAAAGCGCTTGCACCTGTTGGATGAGGATTCCAATTTTGACCAATCCAATTGAAAGGTCTATTTTCAAATCTCAATACTCTATATAAGAATGAAAAGATAGGAAAAGTTGGTTTTAGTTTATCGTCCAAAATATATTTATATATGAGACAGTTTAAAACATCTTGATCGCCGCATGACCATTTAAATGATGGGTCAGGATTAGCGTTGGGATTCTTTGAGAGCAAAGTCTTATCAGCACACAGATCAGAATACTCTTTGATAAACTGACGGCTAAATGGAGTATTTCTCAAAATAATTCTTGCGGCATTGATCAGGTAACAATTTTTAATTAAACCATTCTCTGTTGGATCTGTTATAAGGGCATCAATTGTATGTGTTTTAACATATTCTTTAACTAAAACGTTATCTCTCTCAAATTGACAAAAAATATCACTTTCATTATGCTGTAAAACTGTTTCACATAAATTGTTAATATTAGGCCAATCAGATTCCCAATACTGGGCATTTTTTTCAAAATTACTATCATGATAAATTAAAATAGAATTCTCAGGAATCTGTTTTAAAATATGACTAATTAAAAAACCTTTAAAATCAAAATAGCCAATATAATTAGCATTTGGATTCATATCCAGTGCTTCATCATATTCATTACAAACATCTTGACTGTTTGGCAATTCTTTTAATTGTTGTTTATTAAAAGTAAATATGTTAGTAAAATATGGAGATAGTTTTTCTTTGATAGCAGAGGTTATGTTTTTTAATTCATACCCTTTGTCTATTTTACCACCTTCTGTATAAAAAGTTAAAAGATAAATATTATTCATTTAATAATTACAATAATATTATTATCTATTTGATTTGGTTCAAAGGGCAGCCTGATTAATTCGAT